TCTTGGTGCCAACGAGTGTCTGTAGCTGTTTGACGGTCAGTGTCCGGACGTAGTCGATCCACTGCTCGTTTTGTGTTGTAGGAAATAACAGTGAGGCGATCTCGTCGACGGTGTCGCTGATCGCGGCTTCGGTGATGGGAGCCAGAGTTGCGAGCAGCTTGGCGTCCAGTTCTGGGGTGTCGCCGATGGTGTCGCTGATCGCGGATGATTGGCCAGTGATTCGTTGGAACTCTTCGACGTTTTCCCAGAACTCGACGGTCGCGGGTGCTGGGTGGCCGCCTGTGATTTCGTTGATAATCCAGGCGAGACCCTCGAACATTTCAAGGGTCAGAACGATCAAGAGATCAATTGGGTGTGTGGTGGTGGTGTTCATGGTTTGTGGTTGCGGGTGAGTGTGGTTAGTGGGACTCAGTAGCCGAGATGGTTGAGGATGGTCTTGCCGTTGTCCCAGTCGTTGCCTGCCTGGCCCAGATACGCGTCAAGGTCTGAACCGTGCTCGGCGAAGATCTGTGTGATGGCCCAGCTGGGTGCAAGGCCTTCAGCGTCACAGGTGTCTAGGAAGGTTTCCTCGTATGTCATGGAGTGGGTTTGCGTGATTAGTGGGTTTGAGCGAAACGGTGTAGCGGGTTCCGCTCATGCCCTGAATCATAGCGCCTCGATCCCACAGGTGTCACCGAGCAGAACCACTAGCGAACAACTTGTAACATCTCGTAATGATGGCGCTGCCGTCTTTTGTTGAAAGATCGCCTCTGTCCACTGCCTGCAGGATCTGCTCTGTTACCTCGTGGCAGACCTCGCGCCTGTCTTGTCGGTTGCTTGCGTGGTAGTGGAGAGGCCACAAGGTGAGCGCCATGGATCCGGCGATCAGGGCAAGCCATAGGCCGCGCTTATCAGTAGTCATAAGATTCCTCTATTGATATGAATTCGTATCGCTTGTCTTTATTGATACGAACTAAGAATAAAATGCACAGATGATCACAAAAATAAAAAATGGGAAACTAATATTAAGAGTGCAGATCAATAAGCCAAGCTGATCAGAATCCAGCCCGATTATCCACCCTCACTAGATGTAGTGACTAACGAGAACCCTTGCGGCGCAGTGGATCTGGCCCACCAACTAGGAAAAAAAACTGGCCCAGCCCTGGCAAAACGGTCTCAGCGGTAGCAAAAGATACGACCAACGGGAGGCCCCTACGGGGGGAACGCGGGACTCGCGCTATAGGGGATACCCTTCAGAGATTTTTGTCATTTTACTCCGAGGACTTGTCCTCCCAATCAACAACATCAAACTTCCACAAGTGGTCAACCTCAGGATGAATAGACATACCCTCAAACGGGTCTACAACACGTCCTTCCATGGCTGCCTTAATAGATCTAACCAACACAGGATTCTTAGCCTTCTGAGCGGCTTTAAGAGCCTTCTTATAGCGTTCTAGCCTAGGCTTGTCATAATCAAACGTCATGTAATCATACGGGTATTGTCATTAGGTTCTTCTTCATCTCCATGTGCTTCAGGACCAAACCCTTCAGAGAGGATCCGGTCTTTGTCAAAGGAAGGTGATTGCTTTACATAAGAAGCAACCATCTCCTCAGCCCAGACTTCCATAGCCTTTACAGAGGGGACATTACGAGCCTTACCAAAGGCCTTACGTATTTCCTTAGGAGAATCAAAGAACATCGACTTATAATCCCAGTAGAGAATGAAATGTTTCTCTCTGGTATCAAACGTCAAGATGGTGTCTTGTTGGTTGTTTGGATAGGGTTTAATAGACACAGTTATTACTGTTAAACGGTTAATGAGTTTGGGTGTTTGTTTGTTTGTTCACCCTTCACTCAGCTCTGGGACATCACGAGTGCACCCCAAGGGGTTTCCTCGTTCTGTCAACGAGAACCGTTTGGGGTGTTGACCTTGTTGTTTGTTATGTACAGTGATTACATCTGTGTTTCCAAGGGACATAAACGTCAAACCCTTGAGGTGTCTCAACCCGGATGTTCTTGATTTAGCAGTGCTTGGTTGTGGGGCTTGGAGAAGAAAGGCTCCGAAAAATCAGGAGCCAGTCTTACCGCATATCCACGCAGGAGAGCACCACTTCCCCTGCTTACATGTTGGACCAAACTAGACCCAGTCCCAAACCTTAGTTGTAGGAACGGTTTTAAGGTCTTTAAAGGATTTACCCAAGACAAGGGCATCTGTAGCCAATCGAGGGTTATCTATAAAGGCTTGTTCCATGGCCAACCACTCTTCGTGTTTTCTGTTGGCTTGTGCTCTGAAAGCGTTTTGAGCGAGGCTGTCAATAAACCACTGTACTGCTTGACTAGTACAGTCAATGCGGTCGTCATGTTTAACAGCTCCCTTTTCTCTACACATGCGCGACATCTGGTATCCGAGCATGTACTCCAGTCGTTTTTCAGGAGGTGCATCAGTATTGCTGGCATAGTCATACTCCCAAACTTTTGGATCTATGATTAGTTTGTGTTGGTTCATTACCGGTTCAAGAGTATCGATAATGCGTGCTTCTTTGTTAGTTGATGCTCTAACTTCTTCAACGATCATACCGGCTTGCATCTGTACTAGATGACGTTTGAAGAGTTCAGAGATCATACCGTCACCGAAGTTACTTTCTACTAGTAATCGGGATGCTTTATACTTCTTTCCAAGTGAGACAATCCGCCTAAGAGTATCGTCACTGTAGCCATCGCGGCAGGCAAACATATCACGAATAAAGACATAGCCATTAGCAGAGGAGGCAACGACGGCGCACGTTTCGTCAGCTCCTCGCCCAGACGGATCAACGGAGATGATCGTCTCTGAATAGTCACAGAAGTTCTCGTCAATGTACATAGGGGAATAGAAGCGATCACCGGGGAGGCCTACAGGATTAAGGTTTTTAATCATGTAGCGGGGATCAGCAGACCAGGCATATCGTTCTGCACACTCCATACCGAGGGGAGTAACTATTAGGTCTTGGAATTTAAGGGGGAACTTCTCAGCATCAGAGAGGCTGGTATCCAGCATGAACTGAAGTTGGAAGTTAGAGCGGCCCATAGCCGCTTCACGTTCAAGAAGATCTAAGTCAGAGAATCGTGTATCGGTGGGTGTCCCTCTCTCCACTCCTTTCTCGATGTCTTCAACCAGTTGTGGCGCAAGGAGGCCCTCATAGTTGGCGAGAGACTTGGGATAACGTGCTGGCCAAACAAAGGGTCTGTAACTACGTTCTGCGAGCTTCCTATAGATCGTGAATGTGCTTTGCGGTGTACCCAGGAAAAGTATTCGTGCGTCGTCATCCGGCGTGAGAATTGATTCACCTTCAGTTACCAGTTGTAGAAGTTTCTCCCTTTGAAGGTCTGTGCAGGAATTGGATGGTACTTCCACATCGTCGTATACGAGAAGATGAGCCCTACTGCCAGTAAGTTGGCCCGTTATTCCAACACTTTTAAGAGACGGGGCCTGGTGAGGCTTAGCGGGTCCTACGTCAAAACTAATCCGACTCCAGCGTTGATCGCTGTCCTTTGGTCCGAGATGACTTAACCAGGGGATGTCCAGGATCAGTTTTTGACAGAAGATCGAGAAGTTGTCTGCCCGCTCTTTGGAGGCAGAGATCACCATGATCTTCCGATCCGGGTCGACAAATAGGGTCCATAAAACAAAAGCAGCTGTGATCCAGGATTTACCGACTCCCCGGAAGGCAGAGATCTGTAAACGCTTAGGACCATGTTGTAGATATTCGGCTATTGCTAGTTGTGCCCTAGTGGGCTTAGGGAGATCTAGCTCTCTCCAGACAAGAGTAAGGAAGACCCGAAAGTCTCCCTTCATCTTTGTCTCTAAATCTTGGAGGTTCATTTGAATCCAGGTATGCCCAACTTGCCAAGACCTGTTTGAATAATTCCTAGGAATTGGTTGGGAGTGGACTTTGTTGTCTTTGCCTCTGAACGGGCCCCAAGAGCGGCTGTAGCAGGCCTTGGGATAGTCATTGAGGGGGTAGGTTGGTTGTATGCCTTAAAGACCGCCTCAGCGGCTTTCATACGCCTATCTGTGTGAGGCACACCGGGGCGAAAGTAACCAGATGCAGAATCAGCAGAGCCTGTAATCATTTCTGCGTATTGACCAGCAGATTGGTTAGGAGGAAGAGACTCAAGGGATCTAGTCCACCCGATCAGAGATCTACCTTCTTGGTCATACTTACCGGCATACTCATCAGCAAAGTATTGCATCTGCCATTGAGCAGAGTTAGGGTTCTTACCTTGCTTAAGTGCATCAGCACGGGCTGCGTCATAGGGGATACGACGAACACCTGTGTATTGGGAAAGGCCTCTACCTGCTCTGGCTTGCTGTTCGACAACATCTAGGTTCTGTAAGGTTGGATCTCCGGTCTCGACGATCCAAGACCCGAGCATTCCAGCAGCTTGTTGAGGTGTCATAGGGGGAATAATGCCCCCACTCATCCTTGTAATTTCAGGTGAAGTCAACACGCTGAACATGTAGTCAGTGTTGCTGTTGCGCTTAAAGTCCATAAAAAAAGAGGGCCCGAAGGCCCCCAGATCACTTCTTCTTTTTCCCCTTCTTCTTCTTAGGGGGACGACCCACCTTGGAGCCGTAAGTACCTTTTCCTTGTGGCATGATCAGTTCTCGGTAGAGGAGGCAAGGCCGATAGAGTTGGCTCCAACAGCACGGGTACGGATTTCACAAGCACGAATGATGTCGAGTACATCGTTGAGCTTTGTAGATGCGTCGATGCCCGCGTCTGAGTTGAGCGCATCAATAGCAGTAACAGCGGTAGCGTCGAAGGTACGATCGCCACAGCCACGCTTCAGAAAGTTATAAGCGCGTGAGTTTTGGTTTTTCATAGTTATTCAAGCGTAAGAACGCAAGTGTTATTTGAACATTAATTTGTCGAGTTTATTCTCGATACGGACCATGTGATCTTCCACACGATCCATCATTCCGGCTAAATCGTTTTTGGAGACATACTCCTCAGCGACCTTTACTTCGATAAAATCAATACGTTTATCGAGTTCGTGGATTCTATTATTGAGTCGGGTATTAAGAACACCCAACCCGGTGATTGCGGCAATCACAAGAGTGACTACTGCATCCATAGTTTTGAAGTTGGGGAAATGGGTACATGGCCTGGTAGCGGATCAATAAAAGAAAGAATTACTTCTTCTTCTTGGGTGTGTAACGCTTGACTCCTGACAGAGCCTTACGGAGGCGATCAGACTTGATCTTTGGCTTAGCAGCCAGGCCTCTCTTGCCCTTGAGAGTGTCAGACAGTCTTGAGTTTGCGCGGCTTTGTCCAGTTGAGGGCTTAGTAGAGGAGCCTTTGGAGCTACTAGGACGGGGAGCACCATTACCGGCACCAGCGTTTCTTGGCTGGGAAGGCTTGGGCTTGGACTTACTAGCTGCTGCTTTTGCTTTGGCTTTTGCCTTAGCGGCTGCAGCTCTCCGAGCTTTTGCCTTAGCGGCTGCTGCTGCTTTAGCTGCTGCTGCCTTTTCCTTACGCTCCTTATCGCGGATAGCGCGTGAAAGACGATTGGTACCAGGCTCTACGCTTGGCTTACGGTCAGCCTCATTAGGGTTATAAGTACCGTTCTTTCCTTTGCCCTGTGCCCGTCCCTTGGCGGGTGTCATACCCATCCGAGAACGGAAGGCATTGTTGGGCTTTTGAGTAGGGGCGGTACGGTCCTTACCAACCGTGTAGGTACCTACTGGGGTCCTGTCTTTGCCACCTACTGGTCGCCAGTTACCACGACCATCAGCTACGACCCTCCTACCGTTAAGGATTGCGCGTTGTCCAGCGCGGACAATGTTTACCTTTCTCTTTTTAGTTTTGTTCTTAGCTGATGAGCTTGCGCCGCGACCTGCAGTGCGGCTTCTATCTGGAGCTGCCATTTTAATTAGCGTGTTGATGAATAAGTAGGTTTCGCCTGTCTTCTAACCAGGAGACACAATTGCTACTACCTTTGTTTTGGTTACAGCCTCGACATGCTGTAACGCAATTTGATGCTGTTGTTGGTCCTCCCTTGCAACGGGGGACAACATGGTCGATGGTTAAGTCATTGCTTGAGCCGCAATAAACACACCTGTAGTTGTCCCGAGCCTTGATTGTTTCCCTCCACATTCGTTTAGCGTCACCGCTACGGAAAGTAAGGAGGTCATGCATGAGGCTTCGGGGGGTTTCCATCTGTGGCTCATTAGTAATTTTCAGCTATTAGTCCGAATAGCTACTTCTTGTATTTGGACTTACCGTTACGACCATTACGTCGGCGGTTTTTGTTGGCAGTTTCTTTAACCGTGCGCCTTGTGGAGGTGTGGCTGTTATCCAAGCCATCACCATTTCCATAGGTTCCTTGCTGTCGGTTAATCTTATTCAACGCAGCCCGCCGCTTCTTAGCTTTGGGCGTTGCATTGTATTTCCGCCTAGCTCTTCGAGTTGCCTCAGAGATCTTTGGGTTCTTTGTTGCTTTAGCCATTTACATCCTCGAACGTAAGTTCAGGAATCAGACCAGCAAGGCCAGCTAGAGGGGATCCAGCCACAGCTACGCCAGTAATGTCGTTCTTGGCTAGCCAATCAATAGCCGCCCTAAGGTCTGCAGTTGTAGCTTCCCCAGACTTAATCCGGGCAATAATTTCATTTGTAAGCAAGGAGTGGAGTTCATCAAACAACTCCTCACTGGCTCGCTTAGCCATATTCAGTCGTCTCCAAGGAGAGCATGACGAACGCCACGAGCAGCTGCATCGTCCAGCTTGTTTTCAGTGCTAAGTACCAGCTTGTCGAGAAGGTCGCAAACCAGAGCCCTTACAGAACGGGAAGTAGCCCAGCTAAGGAGGATCGGACGGATAATACTAATCATGATGGTTATAGATAATGTGGGATAAGTTGAGTATTGAAGCGGTTTAATCTGCGATGAGGACGGGGCCTGATTCAGTGATTGCGTAATCCACCATCTCAGCCTCGCGAGCTTTACTCTCAGCTTGAGCGCGAAGCTGGGCAATAAATTCCTCTTCAGAATTCGGTAACTGTGAGGTCAGCCAAGAGAGAGTATCCTCTTCAGTTACACGCCTAAGAGGAGTAGCCCCGTAGGGCTTTGCCAGAAACAAGCGATTACCAAGGCTGCCGTCTTCGTTTGAGTAGGACCAGTCGAGTGCTACTACGTATCCATCGGGGTCTACTACTAATTTAGAGATAGAGTACATAGTATTTAATTACCCAGAACTGTCTTGATTTCATCTACTGAGTTAGCAGTATTGATCTGCTCAACTACTGCAGCACACTCTG